TTGCAGCGTGTCAAATATCATGCGTATCCCCGATTCATCTATCGTCTTCAGGTGTCCCTTCTGAAGGTTACTGCTCTCCTGCAGGTGTATTGCCATTGTCTGGTTTTAAAAGTGTGAGACATTCAAGTAACATCTCTGGGCTGATAGAGTATCGCTTATCATTGAGGAAGATGAGTATGGTGCCATCATCACGGGTACCAGGTTCACCGGTAACTATGCGCTCACAGCGTGCATACACATCCTTGTACCCCGGATAAGAGAACTTCACATACTTGCCCTTGTAGCGTTTCTCGAGCAGAGCATCGAACTCTTTCTTGGATACCTTTCCCATCATTGTGTGATTGAACGGAGCATCTCTGAAGTTTCGTATGCTCCGTGGTTATAGCAAAAGTCGGATACATCCTTGTCATTGGGCCATAGCTTGGGAACAAACACCTTGTCGAATTCATACTCGTCACCTTTGTGCTTGCCATCATTGTCGAACAATACCAGTATCTTCTGGTACTTGCGTTTCATGTACTCGATACATTCGGGTGGTAGCATGATGTTCTCTCCCCTCGGAGATATTGCCTCGTACCCGAGTGAGCGCAGTACCATGACATCTTTCATGCTCTTGGTGATGATCAGCAGTGGTGTGTTGTATTGGAGTTGCAAGAAGCCTGGCACGCATACATCCGTCCAGTCGGTACGGAATTTCTTGCGCTTCTGTTCCCATGGAAAATAAAGCTGGTACTTGTCCCAGATCTGGTAAGCGAAACCTATCCCCTTGGGGTACCGGGGCCAGGATTGTTCAGTATATAGCCAGTAGATGGCTACCGCTTTTGTGCAGTACCAATCAAGCAGTGGCCGCTTGATATTTATCCGGTCCCAGAAGTTCAATTCCCTGCTGTCAAAGGTCTTGGACTTGATCTCGATACTGGCGTACCCGTAGAACTTCTTCTCACGGGTGTCCAGAATTGGTCTGGAAGTTGTACCTTTGGCTATGCCCACGTCGATCAAAACCTGGACCATGGCCTCCCGACGGGTACTCAACTTACAGAGGTGACGTACCAGGTCGAAGATGTCACCATGAACACCAAGTCCTTGATCTTTCCACATGAATTCGTGGGTTCCTTTACCATATTTCCGCTCATAGATCCCAAAAGATGGGTCAGTATCTTCGGAGCGCCCCATGCTTGATCTCAGTGGAGATAAATACTTACCGCCGATCAGCGGTTCATAACCCAGGTAGGAACAATAGAGCGTGTATTCATCTACACGCTCTAATATTTCCTCACTGGTAAACAGTAAGTGTTCCATACTAAAAAGAGCTTAGCCGTTACCAAAGACGTTTTGAACAGTCTGCGGTGCAGCACCTCCAGTACCGCCAGCAGCTTTCGCATCGGCAGCACTCTTCGGTACTGGTATACCATTGTCCAATCCTTCCTGGATCTCGTACGGCGTGAACTTCAACTTGGAAGCTTCTTCCGGTACTTGAGTGGACTCATAGAATGGATTGTCCTCGATAAACTTACCGCGGAAAGTAGCATAGTGCTTGTCCTTGGACTGGCGAACCAGCAGCAACCGGAACGTGAGTTCCTTATTGCCAAGGAATGGCGCTATCTTCTGCAGGAAGATACGAGACATGTTCTTGTGAACGCCTTCCAGGATCTCCTTCTGAGTGATCTTGGTCGGGTAACTGTTCTCATCAATAGGCAGCCCTGCAAACACTTCAGCCCAAAGACCTTTCAGGTCTTCACGGGTATAATACCCGAGCAAGATGTGCATGAGGATACCCTTGGTCTTAGTAATGTCGGAGTTGACCAGTTCCACTTTCTTCTGCTGCGTGATGTCCTCTTTCTTCGGAGGCAGCGGCGGAAACAAGCGGATTCCACGGGAAGCATCTTCAACTACATCATCACTGGCAATGTTCGCAAACATGTTGCCACTGGATGATGCTTTGTCTGATTCCAGGAATGATAACTCCAGCACATTCTTCTCGTCCACGGATGCTTTATCCAGGTAGACGCTTTTGTTGATCCCAATTTGTATCATGTATATGCTGTTTAGAAATTGTAGAATGGGGTTGCGAATATAATGGGTTAGTAAGAGACCTGCAAGTCATTTTACGATTCAGTTACAGCTTCGCCTGATGGCTTCACGTAACCTTCTATAACAAGCTCAGCAGGAGCAAGACCATATACCTTCACATTCTCACGACGAGCATAGTCAGCTTTGCCTTTGTCAGCGCCACGGCTCACCAGTTTCGGTGCGAAAATGATTGGTTTGGAATACTTTGCTGTGATATCGAAGTCGCCCAGCTTATCAAAGATGGCAAGGTCAACGAAATCCACACCGTCAGTAATGGCTGCTGCCGCTACACGACCTGCTTCATCCTTAACCTCGTCACGGTTGAATTTCACACCATACACCGCTTCCACTGCAGGCAGCAACACTTGCTGACCGAATGTAAGAGCGCCCTGTTCCATCACGGTGACCTTTGGCACACCAGCGTCATCATACGCTACTGTGTTGAACAGGTCAACCTTGCCTTCACTTTTCGGTACTGCAGCTACAAAGAGCATAGCACCTTCGCCAGCCTTCACCTCGTTCCACGAGCGGCTGTCGAGCAGATCAAATCCAAAGCCACTACCGTCAGGGAACGAGTACGTGTTCTTGAACTTGGGTTTCTCTGGATCAGCGACCTCACCCTCTTTCAATTTGATGGGTTCTTTCTTCACGGTCGCATTCTTGTAAGCAAGATCAAATTTGTCCACAGCAGCCTGGGATGGGAAGATACTTCCGTTCTTCCACAAACGTACAGCTACGATAGAAGGAGCAGGATTCCACTCCTTGCGCACGCCACCCTTGCGGGCCGGTGCTACAACTTCCTCAACTTTGGAGGAATTCAAAAAGCCTAACAAACTGTTCATGTCTGTTGTTGTGTTTAAAGATGAATAATCTACGAGCTTGTAACGAGCTTGTCTGCAGGAAGGAACACTTCGTTCCAGTCCATCGGGAATTTTCTACCGGCCAGCCGTGGTATCCTTGCACCCATTACATTGTTCTCAAAGGTCTCAAAGCTTACCTGTAGGCCCGGTTTACCTGGTTCACGATACATGTACCCGATGATATCCGCCTTCGCGCATACAATAGCACCGAGTCTTCCTGTGAGGGAGATGTCGTTCACGGAGACATCTATCCCTCCCTTATTGATAACCTTGTCCTTGATGTGCGAGATCAGTATCAGATGCTCACAGATCGTAGCAAGGCGGTCAATTTGATATACAACTTCCAACCTCATGTGATAGTACCCGGCACCTTGTGGAAGCTCCAGTACACTCTTACCCTTAAAGGTCGAACCGATAGTGGTGAGCTTGTACTTTTCCGTAGCTGTCACTTCACAGTAGTCTTCCAATTTGTCAATGGTGTCCACGATGAGGAACTTGTACGGAGGCCTTGGCTTCTGCCCGGTACGGGTGAATTCTTTCATCCCTATATCAAGGATGGATTCATAGACAGCATCGACTGAGGTATAATCAATACTGCCATCTGGTTTCAGGCTGGTTTGCCCGTTGATAGAACTGACTGGTATCTTCAGCGAGGTGATCAGTTCAGTACCACGTTCGCAGTCGAGGATCATTGCCCGGTGACTTGGGTCATCGGGATGATCAAGCTTAGCAACCTCTGTGGTCTTTCCTATCTTGGGCGGACCATAGAAGATGCTGATTCTGGGATTGATCCTACTGGGCGCTATTGGCGCTGTTGGGAGGGAGAGAATTCCTGACATAGTGCTTCAATTTCTATTGCTTTGTTATACCATGGTGTCATGGCGATTACATTACTTCCCTCAATGGGCAGATCGTACACAGTACCGGAAAGACCATCGAGGAAGAGTGGTATCAGCCGGCTCGATATACCATACCTGTTCTTCATCAGGTACAGGCCTCTGAAACACTCCCCAAGATTCTCTCCATCATCCGACATCAGCGTATAGCCGTGGAACTTGTCAAAGTCATAGCTGGCAGGATTGACCAGTCCAAAGACCAGGTCTGCATCCCTGAATGTCGCCTTGCTATCACCGAAATCAAGTCGCTGTGGCGCTATGGACTGTGGATTCTTCTTGTTGGTACGATGGAAACTCATCAGGTCTGTGGAGAACTGCTGGATAAAGCAGGTCGTGCAATGGAAGATGTTCCTGAGAACAATGCCATACTTACTCATCCTGTCCATGATATGCTTGGTGTCCAGCTTCTGTTCAGAACCTGTCAGTGCCAAGTGATCAATAACCAGGAATGTGATAAGATTCGGATCATTAGGCTGGTAGCCTTTCACATAACCCTTCCTGCCTTTAGCTCTATCTTCTTCACTCACCTCTGCTCTTGTAACGATACCCACTTTCTCGAAGTGAGCACCGATAAGATCTTCGAATATCTTGGTCGGATGTATCACATCTTCCACGAACACGATGTCTCTCATCATCTCCAGTACCAGTGCATAGGCCTTCAGGATAAGCGCTTCGTGTGCCTTGGTTACTCTCTTACCTTCAATACGTCCGAGAATGTAATCACTTGGCAACCGGATACCCCACTTCTGGAAGATGATATGTGACACCCAGCGGGCGGTCTTATCCATCTTGCCTACTTCAAATGAGCAGTAGAATATCTTGATCGGTCTGCCCAGTCGCTTAGCATCCTTCCACGCATTGAATACGAACATGAAATCGGCGACGGTAGTCTTGCCCACGGAGCTGTCAGCTCCAATGAGATAGTACCTTGCCTGGTGAATACCGTAGGTGTACTTGTCCAGTCCCGGTATACCACTGCGCAGGCCAGTGTTGAGTCCCTGCATACCACGTTTCACCTGGTACAGGAAGTCATTGGTCGGTAGCATTTCCCATTGCTTCCACTGTTCCCACAGAGCCGGGTCGACACCTTCAGGCGCCTCTCCAATCTCGTCGGTACTGGCCGCTTTGTTCATGATCTCGATAGCTTCTGCCTCAGCCGAGTTTAAAATGAGATTTAGACTCATTGTTGATCTGGGATTTTATGTGTTGATTCAATGCTTCGGGTGAGGTAGTACTGGCTGCAAGTGCTTCGTAATCGGTTCTCCAATCACCTTGCGCAAAGTAGTTGCCCACCGCTTTCTTATAATTCGTGCTGCTCTTGTAATAGAGCATCACACTCTTCACCAGTAGCTCATAGTTCACACCATTCTTGATAGCTGCCATGAATGCTTTCAGTCCAGTCTCACTGAACTTGTTGGCAGCATACACACCGCCCTTGTTATCGGGCAGGTGCTTTGGTACTTGTGCATCTGCAATGAGCTTGATAAAGAGCATTTCGAACTCGGGCTTGGACGTCGGTACCGGGATAGTGCTGGGCAGCATGTTCGGAACAGTTGCCACAGCCGTACTCACGATATCGGCATAGAACTTAGGAGTGAATACATACTTACCATTGTCCATGATAACATACCCACCCATAAGCAACTGGTCAAGCAACTGCTTGAGTGCTAAGTGTGACATGCTTTTCAATTATACGTGATTTGTCAAAGTTCTCTGTGGCACTCCTGTACCACTTCTCATCTGCCGTGCCTTTAGCAACGAGGATGATGATGCGGGCGACATGGTTCTCACGCCACCTGATGGTTCGTCCTATCCGTTGTATCAAATTAAGCTCTTTGGAATTTAGCTGAACGATAAGTATCTGATCCATGTTCGGCAAGTTCTTGCCTTCGTTCAGCGCTTGTACTACTCCAAGATACGATAATTTTCCATCACGAAAAGCATCAAGTTTGTCACTTGTTGTACTGCTATTATACACCTGGTCTCCACATAGTTGTGCACTTTGTTCGATGCTTCCGCAGAATATTAACGTACGTTCACCTGACTTTGCAATAGTGTCCAAAACCTCTCTTGCGAGCTTCTGCTTGCTCTTGAGATTTGCGAGGAACTGGGTACGCTTTTGTATCCAGGCAAACTTGAGCCCATCTATCTTCATGTAAGTGGCACGCTGCAGTTGCTTGGTGAGGTACCGGTAGTGCTTGAACTCCGTGGTGAGGAACGATTTCTTCTTAGTACCAGATGGCACGTCATAGATGGTATCATCCAGATCCATGCGCAGTACGAAGATCTTGAAGTCGCTCACTACCTTGAGGTCTACAGCCATCTCGAGGGTTATCTCGAACACAGGTGGACAGATGTACTTTATCAGGTTCATCTTCTCCTTGTCGTTGTCCCAGTACTCACCCGGGAGTGTTGCTGTGAGACCCAGTACCGAGAAGACCTTGTACTCATCACGGCCGAAGAAGTTGGCGTTGATAGGTGTGAGATGGTGCACTTCATCAAGTATCACCAGGTCAACATCCCTCTGGGGTTTCTCCTTCTGGAGCGACGCCCAGCAGATCAACTTCACTTTCTGCTCAAGACCGGGATAGCCTCGTGCAGCCATCTCGTTTGGCCAGTCCACATCGCGTAGTGTCTCAGTAGGCACTACGATATAGACCAGCGCATTTGGGTCAGCTTCAAGCGTCTCCGCCGCTGCCCTGACACCGATACCTGTCTTGCCGGTACCGGTAGCCATCTCCATCGTTCCGCGCCTGTTTGCTCTTAGCCAGGCTCCATAGCCCTGTGCCTGCAACCAGGTTTTGCGTTCTTCTACAGTCATCATGGTAACCATGTGCTGTATCTGTTCTTTCGTTAGATTCATGTGATTACATTGTCTTCGAGGTGATCAATCTCAAACCAGCTTGGCATGCATTCCTGATGGAAGCTGATAAGAGCTTCTATCGTTCCTGCACGCTTCACTGCTTGAATTTTCCGGGCTTTGATTGTTCTGCCCTTATACATTTTCTCCAGTCGTTCAACGATCTTCAGCACTGCCTTGGACTCGCTGCGTGATATGGCGCTCTCTACGAGATCACCATTCAGTGTTAGTATGAGTACATGCATCATTTACCGTTTATGGATTGGATAATAGCCTTTACCTGCGACACAATACCATCGAGTGTGGGACTGGCTATAAGGTCTTGCCTGCCTTGCGTCTTACCATTCTCGAATTCTATCCAGCCTTTCCACTCATTGGTACTGGCATACCAATAGAACCACATCTTGGTTACCTTATCGGTACGGAAGGGATCTTTGATGATGGACGGCAAGTTGAATGGCTTACCGTCTCCGAGCATTTTCATGTCCATCAGCTATCATCCTCCGCTGGATTTTTCTCTTCATCATCGTCATCTTCCGGTATTGTCTCATCCAGTCGCCAGCCAGCAGTGGACTTCATATCTTCAGCGATATTGGCCCATGCCTCATCTTCATCCTTAGCACTGGTAGTGTAAGTGGCACTGGTGTTCTTCTGTACGAATGTGTACGTGTTCATTCCTTTTGATTTTGAGGGTGAATGTATCGTTTCCTAAAATAGCCCCAGCTCTCCTGCCAGTCGGTTCCTTCAGTCTCCATCACAGCTTTGTAAAGCTCGGTGACAGTAACGGGCTCTGGACTGGTGAGGAGGGCATACACGGGACAGCCCGCATGTTGCGAGGTTGTGTCATGTTCTCCATGCCACAGCTTGCACCATGCTATAAAGGCTTGCTCGTTCTCTTTAACGGTGGATAGTACTGTTCGTATCATTTTATGAGTCCCTTTTCCCTTAACTTTTCGACGCCACGATCCGTTACCCAATAGACTCCGGTTGCATTGTCATCAACTATGAGTCCACGGGATAGCAGCGGCTTGGCGTGTGGCAGGTACCATATCATGGAATTTCCCACGTTGTGCTTGTACACTTCCAACAGTCTCTGCCATCCCTTTTCAGATAATGGTGCCATGGTATCACTTTACGATGAATAATTTGTTCCTTGCTCTTGTAGCAGCTACATACCGTATCCTGTTGGACTCTTCGAATCCAACGATCTGGCGTGCTACATCAATGTCCCATTCCATGGAGATGCAATAGTCGTAGGTACTGCCTTGGCTCTTGTGACCGGTCAGGCAGTAGTTGTACTTTGTCCAGGCAAATTTCTTCTGCATGTTATAGAACTGCTTCCACATCTCCAGCCTATCAAAGTCCGTGCATTTCTTGGCAGCATCAGCGATCCGCTTCTGGATATCATCGTATGCCTGCTGGCTATCCTCGTGCAGTATCCGTACATTGTACGTCTTACCATCCATGGCCTTCACCTCGCAGTGATATATGATGAACATCTCTTCGAAGCTCTTCTTCTGTGCCTCATCCAGGTCAAAGCCATCAGTCTCCTGCATGGTCTTATCGAATGCAGTACCGCGATCAATGATATGGTACTTGTGCGGGTAGCTG